TCATCGCTGGCCTCCCGTCGCCACCGCCATGCCGCGACGCACACCCGTGCGCAGCTCCAGGGCGCGCTCCATGTCGACGCCGGCCGGCCGGTCGCGGCCGGCGAGGTCGGCGACCGTCCAGGCCACCCGCAGGACCCTGTCGAGCCCCCGCGCGGTGAGCAGTCCGCGCTCCATGTCCCGTTCGGCGGAGCGCAGGGCCCCGGGCGCCACCGCCCAGCGGGTGCGCAGTTCGTGGCCGGGGACCTGGCTGTTGAGCCGCCACGGCGTGTCCGTGTACCGGGCGGCGGCGCGCTCGCGGGCCTCCCGCACCCGCGAGGCGACCACCGCGGTGGTCTCGGCGGAGCCGACGCCGCCGATCAGCTCGGAGCGGCTGACTGCCTCCACGTCCACCCGCAGGTCGACCCGGTCCAGGAGCGGCCCGGACAGCCGCCCCTGGTAGCGGCGGATCATGCTCGGCGTGCAGTCGCACATACCGCCGGGTGAGCCGTACCGCCCGCAGGGACAGGGGTTGGCGGCGAGGACGAGCAGGAACCGTGCGGGAAGTCGGACGACTCCGGCAGCCCTGGCGATCACCACGTGCCCGGACTCCAGGGGCTGACGCAGTGCGTCGAGGGCCTGACCGCTGAATTCGGGTGCTTCGTCCAGGGTCGAGACGTGTAAAACAGGTGGCTACGCCACGTGAGAAGCGGGGACTATGCCGCGGCGGCGGCCCACGGGTCCGGCTCCCACAGCGGGTGCACGGTGACCGTGTGCTTCCCGCTTCCTTCCTTTCCCCTTATACCGCGGGCGCCTCGCGTGATGACGACGCGGCGGACGAGCTGCCGGAGCAGCGCGTTCTTCTCCTGGGCGTCGAGGGCGTCCCACAGGTCGAGCAGGTGGCCGATGACCGGGCGGAAGTCCTCGCGGACGGGCGCGGCCTCGACGGCGGCGGCCTGCTCCAGGGCGGCCGTGACGTCGGCCTGTTGCGCGAGCAGGCGGCCGCGGGCCTGCTCGAACACCCCTGCCGGGTACGCGTCCGGGTTGAGGGCGCGGTCCGCGGCGAGGTTGGCCAGACCTGTTTCAATGCGGGTGCGCTCCGCCTGTAGGCGCGAGCGTTCCCGGGCGGCGCGGTCCCGGTCGGCGGCGGCCCGGTCGGCGGCGGGGCGCGGTGCGGCCGGGGCCGCGTCGATGCCGGCCGCGTGCTCACGGCGGAGCCACGTCAACACTTCCTCTTCGACGATGAAGCGTTGTACCCACACGCCCCACGCGCACACGGTGCCGCCGGCGCGGTTGTACATCCCGCACGCGTAGGCGTACCCGTAGATACGGCCTCCGGCGCGGTTCGCCGACATGGCCCCGCAGTCGCTCCGACATGAGCCGCAGCGCACGAATCCGGTGAGCGGGTAGACCGGGTTCCGGGCCCGCGGCGACATGCGGCGACGCTGCTCGACGTGGTCGAGGAACTTCTCCCATGCCTCCGGGGTGATGATCGCTTCGTGCGCCCCGTCGATGTACGTCCACTGGGTACAGGTGCCGCCGTTGCCCGTGTAGTCGCACTTACAGGCAGGGTCGTGGATGCGGAGGAGTCCGGCAGCGAAGCCAGAGAGCATGTACCGGCGGAGGCTGTCCGCTTTCCACATGGTGCCGACGCCGGTCCGGTAGCCAAGCCTGTTGAGCCATCCGGCGAGGCTGCCGTATCCGGCGTCGCCCCGGGCGCCTAGCTTCCGCTCGAACAGGGTCTCGATGTCCTTGCGGGCGGCCTCGTCGACCTCGTACCGCTCCTCTTGGATCGTCCACTGTCCGGGCCGGGCCGGGTCAGGGATGCGGCGCGGGTGCCAGATGTAGCCGAGCCGCTTGCCTCCGGTGGCCGGTATGCCGTGGGCCCGGCGCCACTGGTGCGCCTCTTTCCACTGCTCTCCGGCGCGGTCGCTCTCGAACACGGCCAGGTCGAACAAGATCCGCCGGTTGAACTTGCCGACGGCAGTGCGGGCGTCGATCTCTTCCGTCGCAGATTCGAGCTGTCCGCCGGCGTGCTCCAGGCGGGCGAGGTTGACGGCGATCCCGACGTCATTGCGGCCGAAGCGCGAGTATTTCCATACGGCGATGCCGACGGCCTCGCGGCCCTCGATCCGCTCGATGCCGCGCATGATCTTGCGCCGAAAGTTCCGGCCGGTCGCGTCGAGGTCTTCGATCCAGTCGATGATGCGGCGGCCGGTGCGCCGCGCCCACGCCTCGATGGCGGTTTTCTGTAGATCGGGGCTGATCTTCTCCTCTCGCCACGTGCTGACTCTGATGTAGCCGAGCCACGGTTCCAGGCCGCCAAAGGTGGCGGGTGCTTCCGCTGGGGTCACTAGCCGTGTGCCTTCCGTCGCGGGTGCTGTCGGTCCGGGCGACGCAGTTCGATCACGTCGCCCGTGGCCTGCCCGGTCTCCGGCGGCCGGCCTGGTCCGGTCGGCGCGCTGTGTTGGTCGAGCAGGCCGCGGGCGACGTGATCGAGGGCTTGCCGGTATCCGGCGGTGTGCGCTTCGGCGAGGCGGGCGGCGTCGGCGGTCTCGATGCGGGTGAAGGCACGGATGACAAGGAGGGGCGCCGCGACGATGAGGAGCGCTATGCCAGCGCGGCGCAGGGTGTCTTGTGTGCCGAAGATGCCGAGGGTGGCGGCGGCGCCCCCGATGGCGAGGAGGGTTTGCGGTCCCGCTGTGACGAGTAGGCGCGAGGGTGCGATCACTTGGGTTGTGCTCCGGGTTGTGGGTCTGCGCCGCGCCTTCCGTCGTTGGGGCGTGGGGTGCGTTGCAGCGTCTCTGTCATGTTGATGAACAGGCGGCGGGCCTGTGGGTCCGTGATGCCGAGTTCTGCGGCAGCATCTTCGGGTGTGATGCGGCGCGGTCCGGTGTCTGGGGCGCGGACGGCCCCTAGTTCCTCTTCGCTGAGGACGCCGGCGCGGACGAGGATTTCCCCGAGCGGCACGCCGAGGGCGGCGGCCAGGCGGGCGAGGACGTCAGTGTCCGTGACCGGTTCGGCGCGCAGGAGGCGACCGACGGTGGAGGGGCTGAGGCCGGAGTCTTCGGCGAATCGGCTCTTGCCGCCGCTGCGCGGGCCTGTGAGGTCGTAGCCGCGGGCGGTGAGCCTCGTATGAAGCCACTCGGCGAACGCATGGGCGCTGTCGCGCTTTCTGTTTGTCATGCGTGAAATATAGCGCCGAGCTATCAGCCTTGACAGACCGCGGACATATTCGGTCGCTGCACACCATCACTCCCCACCCCCATGCGCTAGATGGCGTTCGAACGTTCTTTCTAATAATCGCCCACCTGGCCAGCCCCCTTTTTGCACCCAAAGCGGGTGAACCATGCCAGAACCTCTCTCGACAAGTCTTTTGCCTGTGCGGCAAGTTACGGACAAGTTCGGACATCTCCCCCGCCTTGTGAAGAGATAAGCGCTCGCCGTGAACGACGAGTGAAGCCGCTGTGAATCTGTTGCAAAGTGCCAGCTCAGGACGAAAACGGAACCTAACTTTCCCTCCAGATAGAAAGCTGCTACTTTCTGGTCAGGCAGATCCGCATCAGAGCAGATCTGACCGGAAAGGACTGCGCACCCATGTACGACCGCACCATCCTGATCACCGCCGCGCACGCCGCCGGGATCGAGAACAGCCACCAGCTCGCCCAGGCCGCCGGGGTGTCCGTCCCGACCGCATGGCGCGTCTGGACCGGCCGCACCTCCCCCCGCTTCCCCATCGCCGCCCGCATCGCCGCCGCCGTGAACATCTCCATCACGGACGTGTACGGCACCGCCGCAGCATGACCGGCACCCGCGACCGCGCCGTCTGCTACGCGAACGCCCGCGCCGTCCTCGACGCCGCCCGCGACCGCCTCGCTCGCGACCGCGCCGCCGGCCGACTCACCCCGCAACAGCTCGCGATCCTCGACCGCGCCGAGCATCGCGCCAACCACCGCGCCGCCGCCGCCTGATCGCTCCCCGGACCTCACCCGGACAACCGCGCCAAGGACCCACCGTGGGCACGCACAACCCGACCGACCTCGACGACCTGGCCCGCGACTACCGCGACGGCCGCCGCGACCGCGCCGACCTCGTCGACATCGCCGCCGCCTCGCCCCTCGCCGTCGGCACCGCCGCACTCCTCGTCGGTACCTACCTCCGCGACGAGGACACCACCGACGCCCTGCTCCGCGACCTGGCCGACGCCGCCGACCGCCACGAGCACATGCGCGCCGACCACCGCGCCACGGACTACGGCCGCGACTACGCGAACGCCGCGCTCGACGCCGCACGCCTCGCCCTGACCACGCACCTCACGAACGGATACGCCGCATGACCACCGCCGCCGCCCCCGCACCCACCCAGTACGTTCCCGCCCCGCCCGGCGTCGCCGACGAGGTCCCGCGCGTGTTCGCCGCCATCGCCGGAGTCATGGCCGACGCGATGCCCGTCGGGAAGAACCAGCGCAACACCCAGCAGAACTACCAGTTCCGCGGCATCGACGACGTCATGTCCGCCATGGCCGGGCCCATGCGGAAGCACAGCCTGTTCATCCTGCCCGTCATCGCCGACCACGTCGCCGAACGACGGGGCGAGAAGATGACGCACGTCCGCATCACCATGCGGTACCACGTGTACGGCCCTGCGGGTGACTGCCTCATAGCCGAAGTGCCCGGCGAGGCGAGCGATTTCGCCGACAAGGCCACCAACAAGGCACAGAGCGCGGCCCTTAAGTACCTCCTGTTCACCCTGTTCATGCTGCCCGTCGACGGCCGCAGCATCGACGACGGCGACCGGCACCACCCCGTCCCCGAAGCGCACATCGCGGAGGACAAGGCCCGCCAGGCCGACAAGCAGCAGCGCCGCCAGCGCCAGCAGCAGCCGCAGCGCAGCAACCGCGCCGAGGGTGGCCAGTGGGAGCAGCCCGCCCAGCAGCCGCAGCAGCAGCAGGCCCGCCGCGACTACCTCGCCGAGGCCCGCAAGGCCCCCGGCCCCGATCAGTTCGCCGCCGTGCGGGCGGCCGCCGTCGCGGCCGGCGCTCCGGACGACTACCTCGGCCAGCTCGACGCCGTCGCCGCCGAGAAGCAGCGCGCCGCTAAGGCGCAGCAGCCGCCGCGCCAGCAGCAGGCCGGACCGGCGCCCGTCGCCGAGGAGGACCGGACCCAGCAGGCTGCGCAGGCCGCCGAGGAACGGCTCCGGATCGCCGCGTCCCGCGCCCACCTCGCGACCGTTGACGCCGATTTCCAGAGCGTCTACGGCGTGCCGATCGAGCAGGCCACCGCGCAGCAGCTCAACACGTTCGCCGACCGCATCAAGGCCGCCGGAGGTGCGAAGTGACCACCGTCGCCAAGAAGCCCCAGGCACCCGACCCCGCGTACCTCGCGGCCGTCCTCCGCCGCCGACAGGCGATGCGTGCCCAGCTCGACGAGGCCGAGGCCCTGTTCGCCGTCGCCGACACCGAGGCCGCCGCCCTGCTCGCCCAGCAGTACGAGGCGACCCGCTCGACGAAGTCGGACATCACGCTCCCCGACGACGAGACGAAGTTCGCCGCCGTGACCCGCGTGCCCGGCAGCGCCGCCGCCCAGGTTGAGGACCGCGGGGCGTTCGTCGCGTGGGTGCGCGACACCTACCCCGACCACTTCGACTACCGGATCATCCCGGCCCGGACAGAGACGTTCGTGACCGAGGAGTTCGAGGCCGCCGTCCTCGACGCCCTCACGGCCGCCAACTCGACCGAGTACGCCGACCCGGATACGGGCCTCGTCCACCAGGTCCCCGGCGTGCGGATGCGCGCCAACCGCCGCCCCTACTTCCGGTGGAGCTTCACCCGCAAGAGCAAGGGGCAGCCGCTCACCGGTCAGGAGTTGGCCCTCGACGCGATCGAGGCCGCGCGACTGGACATCCGCACCGCGCCGGAACTGCCGGCCGCCGAGGTAGAGGTCCCGGTCGAGGTGATCGAGCAGTGATCGCCGTCCTCGCCCTGGCCGTCGTCGCCGCCGGATGGATCGCCGACCGCCTCACCGGCCGCCCCAGCCGCCGCCACCGCCGCCCGTAGCCACACCGCCCGCCCGGCCCCGCGCCGGGCGGGCCCCCGAACGGAGCACCACCGCGCCATGGCCCGGATACGCACCATCAAGCCCGAGTTTTTCACCTCCCTGACCATCGCCGACCTCTCGCCCGAGCAGCGCCTCACGTTCATCGGCCTGTGGACGCACGTCGACGACGAGGGCCGTTGCGTCGACGACGCCCGGCTCATCAAGGCCGCCGTCTGGCCGCTCGACGACCGCACCGCGGCCGACGTCGAGGCCGACCTCCGCGCACTCACTGATCACTCACTGATCACTCGGTACACGGTGAACGCCAAGCGGTACATGGCCGTCAACGGGTGGCGTGAGCACCAACGGATCAACCGCCCGACGCGCAGCCGCGTCCCGGCCCCCGACCAGGCCGATTCTGCCCCCGCCGAGCCCCCGACCAGCAGGGATGAGGACGAGCCGAGGACTCACGCACAACTCACTGAGGACTCACCCCAGGAAAGGAACAGGGAACAGGGAACAGGGAGCAGGGAACAGGGAGAACTACCGACGTCGGAGATCGCTCCGCGACCGTCCGACCCGGCGACCAATCGCGACGACGTCGAGCGCCTGTGTCACCACCTCGCCGACCGCATCGAGCGCAACGGCAGCCCCCGGCCGACGATCACGAAGGCCTGGCGCACCGCTGCCCGCCTCATGCTCGACCGCGACGGCCGCACCGAGGAGCAGGTACACGCCGCCATCAAGTGGTGCCAGGACTCCGAGTTCTGGCGGGCGAACATCCTCAACCTGCCGAAGCTCCGCGCCAAGTACGACACGTTGCGGCTCCAGGCCAGTCGCCCGGCGGCCGGCGGGAACGTCGTCCCCCTCGCCGCCCGCCCCTCGACCACCGATCAGCGGGTAGCCGAAGGCCTCGCCCTGGCCGCCCGCCTCCGCGCCCAGGAGGCCCAGTGAACCCCGCGGACGCCGCCGAGCTGCTGACGCTCGCCGCCGCTTTCGACCGCCGCACCATAGGCGAGGCCGACGCCCTCGCGTGGGGCGCCGCACTCCACGCCGTCCCGTTCGACCAGGACGCCCGCGACGCCGTCGCCCGCCACTACGCCGACACCGACCGATGGATCACCCCCGCCCACGTGATCCAGCAGCGCACGAAGATCCGCGCCGCCCGCATCGCCGAAGCGAACGTGTTCGACGAGGGCCGCCCCGACGAGACGCCTGCCCAGTACCTCGCCCGCAAGCGCGCCATGAACGCCGCCATCGCAGACGGCCGGATCGCCTGGCAGACCGTCCGCCAAGCCGTCGGCGCCGCCCCGGGCACCCTCGCCCTCACGGGCGGCCCGGCCCCCGCCGTCGCCGCGTTCGTCGCCCGCATGCCCGACCACGTCGCCGAAGCCCTCGGCCCGTACCGGCAGCGCCGCGCCCAGCGCGAAGCCCTCGCCGACGCCGGACTCCCCGACCCGCTCAACGTGCCCTGCCCGTACGCCCCGTGCCAGGCCCGCGTGAACGAGCCGTGCCGCGCCGGCCGAAAGCGCGCCCGACACCGCGCCGCACCCCACCCGTCCCGCCTCGACCTCGCGTCCGTCCCGAACGGATACGCCCGATGAGCGCCCCGGCCGCCGCCGTCGCCGTCATCCGCGCCGAACTCGAAGACGCGTACATCGCCGAGCTACTGAGCAGGCCCGGGAACGTGGCCCAGCGCGTCGTGAGGGCCCTCGAACGGTCCGGATGGACCATCGCCCCGACCGATCCCCAGAACGGCCCGCAGACGCCCGCGTAGCCCCTCGCAAGCCCAGTTGCCAAGAGTGAAAGGCCCTGGTCAGAGCCCCAATCTCCGTGTTAACTTTCTGCCTCGCGAGACATCAAGCCTCGCGAGGCAGAACGAACCGTGAGCCCCGCAGCTCAGCACCACCCAGGAGACCCGCGCCCATGCCCCCCGCCCGAGCAGCCGCCGAACGGTTCGCCGACAAGGTCGACCCCAACGGCCCCTGGTCGCTCTACAAGGGCGCCCCCGGACGCTGCGCCATCTGGACCGCAGCACCCCACAAACCCGCCGGAGCAGGCGAACACGGCGAGTTCTACGGATGGTTCCGGGCCGACGGCGGCCGCACCTACCTCGCCCACCGCTTCGCCTACCAACAGCAGCACGGCCCCATACCGGCCACCGCCGACGACGGCGACGGCATCGAACAGCGCGCCGTCCTCGACCACCGATGCCGCCGCCGCAACTGCGTCAACCCCGACCACCTCGAAGTGGTCACCGCCCGCACGAACACCCTCCGCGGCACCGCGCCGGCCGCCCGCAACGCCGCCAAGACGCGATGCGACTCCGGCCACTCCCTCACCGACCCGGCGAACGTCCGCATCGACACCCGCCGATCGAGCGGCCGCCCCTACCGCACATGCCGCACATGCGCCGACGCCCGCCAGCGCGCAGCCCGCACCACCCACACCACCGAAAGGCAGGCCGCCTAAGCCATGGCCGGAGAGACCACGCTCACCCTCGCCGGAAACCTCGTCGACGACCCCGAACTCCGATTCACCCCCGCCGGTCACGCCGTCGCCAAGTTCCGCGTAGCCAGCACCCCCCGCACGTTCGACAAGCAGACCAACGAATGGAAGGACGGCGACAGCCTGTTCCTGACCGTGTCGTGTTGGCGCAAGCTCGCCGAGAACGTCGCCGAATCCCTCAAGCGCGGCGCCCGCGTCATCGTCACCGGCCGCCTCACCCAGCGCAGCTACGACGACCGCGAAGGCGTCAAGCGCACCGTCTACGAGATCGAGGCCGACGACGTCGCCGCCTCCCTCCAGCGCGCGACCGCCCACATCACCAAGGCCGGACGCGACAACGGCGCCCAACAGCAGGCCCAGCAGTGGAGCAGCCAGCAGAACGAAGCATGGAACACCGGCCCCGGCTACTGACCGCCCGACCGGTCGCCCCTCGCCCCGCGCGCACGTACCCAGCACCCCAGGAGCACCCGACCATGCCCAAGATCACGTTCGTCGACACCCTGCCCGGCGGCGCCGCCCGCGGCCCCCGCCCGACCCTCGACCACGCCGACATAGCGACGCAGCTCGAAGCGCACTCGACTGAGTGGGGCAAGGTGGCGGCCGCGAAGACGCCGGCGGCCGCCTACAGCCTCGCGCAGCGCATCAAGACCGCCCATTTCCAGGCGTACGAGCCTGCCGGATCGTTCGAGGCCGCCGCCCGCACCATTCAGGCCCGCGGCGCCAAGCCGGAGTTTCACGTCTACACCCGCTACGTCGGATGACGGCCGCCGTCGCATCCGACCTTTACGCGCAGGCCCTTGCCGACGTCCGGGCGATCCGGCACCTCGGCACCTACGAGCCGCAGGCCGCCAAGCCCGCCAAGCTCCCGCCCACCCTCGGCCCCAAGTGCGGCAGCAACGCCGGATACCGGCAGCACCTCAACCGCGGCGAGACCGCGTGCGACGGATGCCGCGCCGCCCACGCCGAGGCCGGCCGCCGCGCAGGCCTCACCTAGCCCCGCCCCCTCGACCTCACCGAGACCAGGAGCACACCCCATGACGAAGACCGCCATTGCCACGCCCGACCGCCCCGACAACGACCGCCCCGCAGGCCTTGACGCCCTGCCCGCCCAAGTCGCCGACAACATCGGCACCGCACCGGCCGACGAAGACGGCGACCGCCTGGCCGTCGTCGACGGCCGCAACGCCCTGGCCTACGTCCTGATCAGCCCCGGCGACCAGCCCGGAACGGTCGAGGTCGAGGCCGGATCCCGCGGCCTCGCCAAGCCGGACGCCGCCCGCGTACTGCGCGAGGTCGCCCGCCAGTGGTCCCCCTCGCCGATCCCCGCCGCGCTGCGCGACGCCCTCGCCATCCCGTCGCCGTCCGACGACCGCGGCCCGGACGTCGTCCTCGACGCCATCGCCGCCGCGTTCGGCAAGGCCCGCACTGCCGACGACTGTGCGTTCACCCTCGCAACTGGACTCCCGTGCCCGAAGCACGGCGCGCCGGCCGCCGAGGCCGACACCAACGAGGAGCCCGAGCCGACCCCGGTCGAGGAGCCGCGCACCGTCGCCGACGCCGTCAGCGAGGCCCGCCAGGCCCTCGACTTCAACCACGGTCAGCACTCCCCCGCCCTGTCCACGCTCCGCGATGTGCTGCTCTCCGGCGACTACCGCACGCCGGACCAGGCCCTTGCCGTCGCGTACGTGATCCTCGGCGCCCACGCGCGGGAACTCGCCCGCCAGGTCGCCGACAAGTACGACAGCCACCGCGGCCGGTTCGGCGTCACCCGCTCGACCCGCGGACTCCTCACCGGTATCGGCAGCGTCCGCCGCCTGCTCGACGAGCACGCATCCGCCCTCGACGTGAACGCCACGTTCGCCGCCTCCCTCAAGTGACCACCGCCGCACTGCTCGCCGCGCTGCTGCTCGCCGTCGTCACGACGGCGGGCGGCAGCCGGTGCGACAACCCCCAGTGCTGCCCGCCCCACCAGGACCGCCCATGAGCAACACCACCGCGCCGCCGCCCGAGTGGCGCCGCGACCACCTGTTCCGCCAACCAGAGATGCCCCCGGCCCCCGACGACGAAGAGGACGACCAGTGACCGGCCGCCGCGAGCGTCGCCGCATCGCAACAGACCAGCGTGAGCAGCGTCGCGAGCGCATCCGGACACTGCTCGCTCGCGTTGACCGCGCCGCCGCCGGCCGTACACCCATCACCCCGGCCGAGGCCGCCGCACTGCGCGCTCTCATCGAGGGCGAGATATGCCACGCCGAGACACTGCGCGCCTCCGCGGCCGGGCAGCAGTCGACGACGGCGGCACTCCGGCAGCAGCTCGCCGCGGCCGAGGAGGCCATCCGCGAGGTCGAGGCCGACCGCGACGCCGCCACACAGCAGGTCACGCGGAACGGGGCGTGCGAGGGATGACCGACCAGAACTGGCGCGAGCAGGCGGCATGCCGTGATCACCCCGACCCCGATCTGTGGTTCCCCAAGCCCACCGACTACGCCCGCCAGCGCGCCGCCGTCCTCATCTGCCGCGCGTGCCCAGTACAGGCCGACTGCGACCAGTGGGCCGAGGACCACCGCATCCCTGACGGGATATGGGGCGGCCGATCCGTCGAGGACCGCCGTAACGCCCGACGCCGCGCCCGACGCGTTGCCCGCTACGCCCGCCAGCAGCAGGCCACCAACAACACCCCGGAGAACGACGCCGCATGAACGGAAACCGCCCCTTCGCCATCCTGCAATATGAGGCCACGCTCCCTACCGCAGCAGCGCGCGCCGCCGACGACCTGGCCGCCATCCGCGAGCAGTGGCCCGACCTACTCGCCGCCATCGACCGCGCGCCGGCCGCCGAGTGGCCCCCGCGTGAGTCCCGCGGATTCCTCGACCAGCACCCGGCCGACGGCGAACGCGCCAGGCCGCACCCCGACAACCGCGCGCCCCTGGTCATCCGGGAACACCCGGCGCCGCTCAACCTCAACGCGTTGGATGCCGCCGTCACAATCGAGCGCAGCATGTTCGAGCTCGCCGACAGCCTCGCAGCCGTCGTCCAGCGCGCCATCTACCGGCACCCCGCCCAGACCAGCAGCGGGCGCACCGTGGCCGCCGTCGATGTCCGCGACCGCGCCGACCCGCGCCGCTGGCACTACGCCGCGCCGACCTCGCCCGGCAGCCGACGGCACGGCTTGCAGTTCGCCGCCCTGTGGTGCGAGGGCCGCCTGCTCGGCGAGGACGTCGGCGACCTGTTCACGCCCGTGCCCGAGCACCTGCTCGACGAGGCCGCCGACACAGCGCGGCACGCCGTCGACCTGGTCGACCGCGCCCTCGGCCGGGACACCCGCACCACGACCCTCGACCCGTGCCCGTACTGCGGGGGCGACCTGGTCGCCCGGACCCGTACCGGGGGCGAGCCGTACGCGACCTGCTCGACAGGCGCGGCGTGCCCGGCGCCCGTCCTGCTCGACCGCGGCCGGCGGACGTGGCGGGGGCCCGACCTGGTCGGACTGTGGGCCGCCCTCGACGGCGCCCGACGGCGCCCAACAGCGCACGGCGTAGCGGAGACAAGGCGCGAGGGCGCAGTAAGAGCTGCGCCCCTCGGCGTCACCCACGGATGACCCATACGACGAGCGGGTAAAGCCCTCGCCCGACCATCGTCGCGAGGACCCGCAGGCCGAACCTACGAGCCTCCGCCACCGCCCACCTGGTTGTTCCTTCATCTGTAGCCCTCCCGAGAGAGGGGGCCCGAACTGCGCAGGTTCTGCGGGACATCGGGTGCGGGCCCCGGCGCGAGTGCGCCGGGGCGATCAGTGCGGGTTGCCGCCTCACCTACGCAAGCAGCCCCACCGAACATGCGGAGCCGTAGCTTTCAGATCCGATGGAAACATCCAGCGAGAGGTTCAGACTGCCGCTACCCCAATTCGTCGAGAGTTCCCTGCGGCCCCTCAGCCACGATGGCTCGAAATGCCTCGATCATGGCAGCTACTCCGGCGTTTGGAACGACCACCAGATCAGAACACTGAAAGAAGACGCCGCCACCATACTCGCCGGTTTCCCTCCATCGGTTCATCACCGTTTCGATCGCCCCCAGAGTCATGAAGCTTGCACTCCACCGGCTACCGTCAGGGAGTCGCAACTCGGCAGAGACGTTTTCAACTGTTTCCGCCCGGACATCAGCACTCAGCAGGAACAGCGCAGTGAATCCGGGTTCCCTGACGACATGGTAGATGTCGTCTTCCGCGATTTCGAAGTGATCATTTTCCATAGAGTTTCTTCAGCCTCGCTATCACATCGGACTCCAGCTTCTTATCCGGCTTTCCAACAAGTCGCACACCGTCGCCAGCCTGCACACCCAGGTACGCGACACCGACGAGGCCGAGGCGTTCATCGAGCAGGTCGCAGCCGAGCACAACCTCGCAGACCTGCGCGCCCTGCGCGTCGCCGCCAAGGCAGCAGCCGCCGCCACCCCGCGCGCCATCCGCCGCGCCGCCACCGACGGCATGAAGCCCCCGCGGATCGCCGACGAGCTCGGCCGCACGCCGTCGTACGTCTACCGGATCTTGCGCGAGCAGCAGGCCGCCGCCGGCGACCAGTAGCCCGCACAGCAGCGCGGGCCCGTCACGGCGACCTCACCGCCGGACGGGCCCAACCCGACCACGACTGGAGCAACCCAGCCATGACCAGCGCCCACCCTACGCCGCCCCCTGTCGGCCGTAACGCGTCCGTCCGCATCGTCGACGAGGACACCCGCGACGACCTCGCCATCCTCATGCGCCCCGGCGGCACCGCCTCCGACGCCATCCGCGCCGCGATCCGGCACATGGCTGACGCCTACCGCGCCGCGTGGGACTACGGCGACGTACCCGACGGCACAGCGCCCTGCATCATCTCCGTCCGGTACGCCCGACCCGATGGCACGCCGGCACCCATCCCCTCGTCACACCCGGCGCACCCGCAGGTCAGGGAGGCCGCAACCGACCGCAACACATGGCCAGTCCGACGCGTGTAAACCGCCCGTGCTCCTTGGCTGTATGGACCGCACGCCCCGTCGCGCCCCGTCTAGCACTCATCGGGCGGGGCGCCGTTGCATGTCACCTCTTGCCATTTGTCATGCGCAGGTGGATCATGGGCGCTTTGCCCGTCCGCTCGTTGCGATTGGGCAGTCTGTCGATCTGCCCGATTGGGGAACTATGCGTCGGCGATTCATGGGCCGCATGTGGGATTGGAGCGTGCGGCGGAAGGTTACGACGTATTCGATCGCGCAAGTAATGCTGCTGGGTGCGCTCCTGACCGCGGTCTCTATTGGGGGTATTGGCGTGTCAGTCCCCGGTTTGGTGGCGATTTGGTGCGGTCCGGCGCTGGGCGGACTTGTGGGGGTTTGGCGAGGAGCGAAGGATTCACTCGCCAAAGCTCAGGTCCGACAGGACGTAAGCTGAACGATGATCACACGCTCAGCGTGCTGGCTCGGCGCGGAAGGCTACCAACACGCGACATGTGGTCAGCCAACGTCGGGGGCCCGTTCCCCTTTGGCCCGGTCGAGACTGCGGGCGACTGAGATGACTCCTACTGGCATGATCAAGACGTAGACAAGCCCCGACCACGGCTGCGGGATCCAGGCTTGTGCTCCAGCAGCGAGAACTCCAAGGACCAGCATCCAGGCAACCAGCAGCGGACGCCGGGCGACATGACGCAGAACTCTTTTAAACCTGTGAGGCCTTGTCGGTGCTGCGTTCGCGTCACTCATGATTGAATTTTACCCTTACGCATCACGCTGGGTGCTCGATCGCTACTTCTTCGCGTCGACGAAGCCCCGACGACCGCACCGCAACGCCAGGCGCCTTGCCGGGAAGATCACTGTCTGGATTACTCGATCATCGACCCAGCCACATTCAGATCGGTGGCAGCCCCCTGCGGCTCCGTTTGTATCGACCCTTGTGTGCGGTTCGCGGCAGGACGCCCTCGCGGTAGCCCTTGATGACGTAGGCCCCCACGCCAACCAGCAGACCACCAGGGACTACGAAGACCGGCCAAGCTTCCGCGCCCACGAGCAGGCCTATGCCCATGACCAGCATTCCAGCGGGCAAGCACCAGGCCCAGGGGCTTGAGGCAGAAGACGCTGCCAGCCAGATAAAGAATGCACACAGCGCTACGACGGTCACAATGCCGAAGGCAGACGCTCCCTGAGCTGCTGACAGCTGCACCGATTCCACACGGCCTCCCTACGGCCTCTTGACCGATTCGCAGCACTCCCAAGCAGGGACACAGGGATACCTCATCGCGAAGGTCGATAGAGTCGCAATCCCGCAGTTATGCACCTTGCCTGGGTGGCGGGTCTCACTCCGATCCCTACAACCTATCAGTTGCACATCCGCGGCCCCCGAGCACCATGGTGACGTCCCCGGCGCCCCAACACAGATGCCATACCGAACGCCGTCGCTGTGGTGCACCCGGGATACGCCAAGTCGTGGGGCGTCAATGCCGACGATCAGCCGGCGGGGTGGTGGCTGGCCTTCCTTTGAGATACAGCGTGAGGCCGATGGCCGCCGCGAAGAGAATGGTCGCGGCAAGCGTGCCAGGAGAAGCATGGTCCCTATCGCTGGCGGCCATGCAGGCCGCACCTGCTACGCCAAGCAGGAACCGAGTAGCAGAGAGCCATTGGCGTCGCTTCACATCGACGACCGTTACGACGAGACAGAGAATGCCGAGCGCAGAGTAGACAACCGCGTGGATCCATTGAGCTGCTGACATCGGCGGATGATCTCACGCCGGTCTTGGGGCGGACTAGCCGTCTGTCAAGCCTGATGTCGTCCGGCGATCGAGCGTGAAGCGTGGCTTCCGGGGATCGCGGACCCTGCGAGACCCGGCCAGAGCACGACCCGCAACCTTTCAGTTGTACTTCCGGGCCGCCCCACACATCATGGGGGGCGTCTCCGGCGTGCCCGCACACACGCGCCGTCAGTAGACCGAACGCCCCGACCGCTCCGGCACCGTCGGGGTGTTTCGCATGCCCGGCCCGCGCGAGGAGGTGAGCCACCGTGGCACGCCCCATCGACGCCAAGGACCGCGCCGCCGTCAAGCGCATGCACACCGCCGGGAAGTCCCGCAACGACATCGCCCGCGCCATCAAGCGCAGCCCCTCGACCGTGTCGAAGATCGCCACCGAGTTGGGTCTCTCGTTCGACCGCGCCGCCGAGGTCGCCGCCGCGACCGCCGTCCGCAAAGCCGACCTTGCCCAGCGCCGCGCAGCGTTCGCCGAACGACTCCAGGACATCGCCGAACGCGAGGCCGACCGCCTCGAAGCACCCACGCTCTACTGGGAGTGGGGCGGCAAGGAGCACAAGTACGCCGAGAAGACCGCCGACCTGCCCATCCCGGCCGACCGCCGGGCGATCATGTCGACGATCGCCACTGCCGTTGACCGGTCGCTCAAGCTTGTGCCGCCGAAGGACGACGGGGCCGCCGAGTCCCGCAGCGTCATCGGCGACCTGATGGCGGGCCTCGCCCGCGACTACGCCGAGCGCCACGGCGGACCGCCGGCCGAGTTCGTCGCCGACGACCAGGGCGCCGAGGACGACGGCGATGCGTAGCGGCCTGGCCCTGTCGCCGAAGCAGGTAGACAGCATCGTCGAGGCGCGAGCGTTCCAGAACATCTGGGAGGGCAGCGTCCGGAGCGGGAAGACCATTGCGTCCCTGCTCCGGTGGCTCGACTTCGTCGCCGACCGCCCCGACGGCGGGGAACTGGTCATGGTCGGCCGGACCCGCGACAGCCTCGCCCGCAACGTGTTCGGCCCGCTCACCGATCCGACGATCTTCGGCAGCCTCACCCGGGATATCCACTACACCAACGGCGCGCCGACGGCGAACGTCCTCGGCCGCACCGTGCACACCCTCGGCGCCAACGACGCCCAGGCCGAGCCCAAGGTCCGCGGCCTCACGTGCGCCGGGGCTTATGTCGACGAGCTGACCACGCTCCCCAAGAGCTTTTACGACCAGCTCAACGCGCGCTGCTCGATCGAGGGCAGCGCCATCTTCGGGACGACCAACCCCGACAACCCGCAGCACTGGGCGAAACAGGAGTACCTACTCCGCCCCCGCGAGACGCGGCTCCGGTCGTGGCACTTCGTGATGGACGACAACCCGGGTCTCTCGGAGTCGTACAAGGCCCGGACCAAGGCCAGTTACCGCGGCCTGTTCTACAAGCGCAACGTCCTCGGTCTGTGGGTGATGGCCGAGGGCGCCATCTACGAGGCGTACGACGAGGCAACTCACGTCGTCGACACCCTGCCGGATATGCGCCGCTACTGGCTCGGGATGGATTACGGCACCGTCAACGCGACGTCCGTGATCCTCCTCGGCGAGGGCGTCGACGGCCGCATGTACGCGTGCGCCGAGTGGCGGCACGACAGCCGCAAGGCACAACGGCAGATGACCGACGCCCAGTACAGCGCCGCCATACGCAAGTGGCTCGCCGAGTGGCGGCACCCGAACGCGCCCGCCGGGGCGCCGGCCGGAGTCGTCCCCGAGTGGTCGTTCGTCGACCCCTCGGCCGCCTCGTTCATCACCCAGGCCTACGAGGACGGGTTCCCCAACCTGGCCAAGGCGACGAACGACGTCGTCGACGGCATCCGCTCCGTCGCGTCGCTGCTCGCCGCGGGCCTGCTCCGCATCCACCGATCGTGCCGCGGCCTGCTCGACGAGCTGCCCGGCTACGTGTGGGACGAGAAGGCCGCCGCGGCCGGGCAAGACAAGCCCGTCAAGGTCGCGGATCACTCCGTCGATGCACTGCGCTACGCCGTACACAGCACCGCCGAGGAGTGGCGGCACCTGCTCAGTCAGGTACAAGCACCTGACGACAGGCATTAACGAAGGCGATCCTGTCCCGGTTGAGCTGCGTAAACAGCTCCACCACCTCTTGCCACCGACTGTCCGTAGAAAGACCTTCTTCGCTATAGAGGCGCTTCAAAAGCCTATCGATTTCATAGATCGCACCAAATAGGGAACGTGCATGCGGGAACATCGCGTCCGGCCCAATGAGTTCGATCCTGGTCTTCAGGTCATAAAGGGCATGCAGGTCGCTTTCCAGAGCCCCCAACCGGTCTAGCCCTTCAGACAGGTCAGATGCAGATGGAAAATCCGAGAAAGACCCGCGTCCACTATGAGGGGTCATAGCAGCTAGGGCGCGTTGCATCTTTTCATGCAGTGACAGGAAGTCCAGATATACCTGTCTCCTTTCTTCTCGCAATCGATGCCCTAGCTCCACTTTGCCTTGGTCCCAAACCTGTCGGCGTGTCGCCAAGTACGTAAGGCAGGCCGTCCCCAAAGTGCCTATCACACCGACGCCAGCACCCAGTACGGCTGCGAGCCCTTGATCCATCCCTAGATCGTGCCGCACAGATCCCACAACTCACCAGCCCATACAGGAGGTGATGCCCGATGACACTGCCCCAGAGCGGCGCGGCATGGCCGCCGCCGCAGTGGTCCCCGATCTACGCGGAAATGCGCGTGAACGACGCTTGGTACTCCGGCGACCGCCGTCGCCTGGCCCGCGTGTACGGGCACCACGAGGAGCACCACGCCGAGCGCCGCCGCGGCCTATGGGGACGCCGCCAGGCGCACAGCCCGGGCCGCCGGGACCGGCGACTCCACATCCCCCTGGCCGGAGACATCGCGCAGACCAGCGCCGACCTGTTGTTCGCGGACATGCCCGCGATCACCGTCGCCGACTCGACGACCCGCGCCCGGCTGGAAACCCTGCTCGACGAGGGCCGCGTACAGCAGACCCTGTTGCAGGCCGCCGAGGAGGCCGCCGCCCTGTCCGGTGTGTTCCTCCGCGTCACGTGGGACAAGACCCTCGCGCAACGCCCCCTGCTCACGGCGATGCAGCCCGATCAGGCCGTGCCCGAGTTCGCGTTCGGCATGCTCCGCGCCGTGTCGTTCTGGCGCGAGTTGTCGGGCAGCACGCCCACGCAGACGTGGCGGCACATCGAGCGTCACGAGTCCGGCCGGATCGTCGAGGCCCTGTACGAGGGCACCGCCGACAGCATCGGCCGGCGCGTGCCGCTCACGGAGCACCCGGAGACCGCGCCGCTTATCGCCGCCCTGTCCGCGGAGGGCGACGGCGACAGCATCCTCACGGGGATTACCGACCTTACGGCCGCGTACGTACCGAACATGCTGCCCAACCGGCTGCACCGAGGGAGCCCGGTCGGACGGTCCGACTACAACGGCATTCACGACCTGTTCGACAGCCTCGACGAGACGTGGACGTCATGGATGCGGGACATCCGCCTCGCCCGCGGCCGCCTGATCGTCCCGGACGGGTACCTCCGCGACCAGGGCCCCGGCATGGGTGCAGCGTTCGACGAGGACCGCGAGGTCTGGCAGACGCTCAAGATGCCGCCCAACGCCGACGGCGGGATCACCCTGTCTCAGTTCGAGATCAGGGTCGACGAGCACCGCGCCACAGCGGAGGCCACCATCCGGCAGGCCGCGCAGACCGCCGGCTACTCCGCGAACTCGTTCGGCCTGGCCGACGACGGGGCCACGCAGACCGCGACCGAGGTCGACGCCCGCGACCAGCGATCCGACATGACCCGGAAGAAGAAGGCCGGGTACTGGCGGTACGAGGTCGCAAGTATGACGCACGTCATGCAACAGATCGACGTCGCCCAGTTCGGCCAGCGGTACACCCCGGAGCGGCCGACTGTCGAGTTCGGTTCAGGTGTCATCGAGTCAGAGCAGTCGAAGGCGACGACTCTCGACCTGCTCAACCGCGCCGGGGCCGTGTCGACGGCGACGAAGGTCAAGCACCTGCACCCCGAGTGGGACGACACCTCCGTTCGCGCCGAGGTTGCCGCGATCCTCCGCGAGACCGGGCAGGCCGCGCCCGACCCGGTCGGATCGTTCCCGCTGTGAGGGCTGCCGTCGACAACCACCTCACTACCTGATCACACGACCATCCCCCGCGATAACACCCTGCTGCTGGGGCGTCAGACTGTCGTCCTTGAAGCCGAAGAGGGCAACGGCGGCAATTCCGGTGGCCACGACACCAAGCAGGACGGTACCGCCAAGTTTGGCACTATCTGACCCTGACGTGCCGGTGCTGAGGAACGCCAGCCACGTGCCAAGTCCGGCACACAGGCCGACCAAAACCACGATGCTGAGAGCGATGAGTTTCTTCCTGTTCGCGCTCAACTGCGCTTCCTTCCGTGAAGGCAAGCAGCTGGCGCGGTGAGCACATCGACGGAACCGTACGAAGGTCTCGACCAGCCACTTGCAGATCGCAAATGACGTTGACTTCTCGTTCGCCGCGTCACTGACGCGAGCCTCCAGAGGAGTTGGTCGAGTCCTTGCCCCGGTCCTGGCTGGGCTCGAAACAGGTGGGCACCGTGTACCCACATGCCGTCCCAGATAGGGACCGGCTGGCCATCCCAGAACGGGAATGGCCTTCCTTTCGTGTCTGTCCTTTCGCCCACTGGCGGACCGGCGGCCAGGGGGGCGGGTTGTGACCGTTGCTCTCGGCCACCGACTGCTCTGCCGTGTCGGACATCGGCTCTGCAGCGACATGAAAGTAACACAACGCACGGGCTCGGCTACAAACCAGCGGGTCAGGCCTTGATCCGGGCACACACGCCCCGGCAACTAGGCGGCCGCGTGGGGCAGTTCCGTCGCACGGCCGAGGTCGTCGAGAAGCTCGCCGAGCCCGGCGGGACCGGGCCTGACCCCGTAGCCACCCACTCCAGAAACAGCAACAGTGGGCCTACATCCGAGGCGATGACGGTACGGGCGGACGCCGCCGCGGCGGCGTCACTGCTGCGCGATGCAAATCCCGCAGCATCGCAAGCCGAAGCTCACCGATGGCATTCACGACCATGTCCCTTTCTCGCCGAATCGTTTCCAACACCTCTCGACCAGGCACGTAGCCGGGAGTTCGGCGCTCGTCGAGGAGGCGTTTCAACCGGTCAAATATATTCTTCACGCTATGAGCGTTCTGCCGGATCTCCGGATCCAACACCGTAAGCAAGAGGGCAGAATAGGAGAGACTTAGCTTCTCATGCCACTTCGCTATCTCCTCCCACTCGGCCTCGGAAATACTTTCGAAATGACGGAGCATGCGTACACACTCATGTGCAGCAGTGATGAACTGGGTATAGCTGTCGCGCTGCGCCTGCCAAAACGCTTGATCGCGTTGAATCTCTGCGCTCTTGGTTACTTGGCGGACTGCCGCCGCAAAGGCCAGCCCTCCGACCAAGATCGCGGCGGCAGCGCCAATGAGCGCGGCAAGCAAGACAGCCTTCTCTTCAGACATACCTGAATGCTCCCGAACTTGAGCGTCTTGGACGCCCGACCAGCGCCTCAGTCACGGGGACTCGGCGGCGGAGGGGATTGCGGCTCATCGGGCGACGCGGGAGCGGAGGGCGATGCCGCATCGTCGGACGTAACGTTCGGCTCGGCCGTAGCTGGCTCAGGCTGAAGTCCGAAAGCGGATCGAATCTTTGCGCTCACGCCCGCAGCTGTAGCGTCTCCGGCCGCAGCAACGATGGGCGTAATGAACTTGACCATGAAAAGCCCGCCCGCATAAACGCCGACCATCATGGGGACACTGGATCCGCCCAACGTGATCCCGACTCCCATTGCCGAAGCCTGCTCGACGACAGTTCGCAGAGGCAGCCAGTCCGAAGGCGGAGAGTTGAAGAACGGCACGCGGGCTTCATCGCTGTTCAGAATCGCTCTGACAGCTCCGGACGAAAACATGGCCCCACCCAGAGCCCCGATGCTGTAGTCCAGTAGAGCAACGTCCGCCCTGTAGTGCAGGATAATGCGCGTTCCATCCGGAAAGCGCAAAGAAGTCCTCTCCCTGTTACCTCGGATGGCGGCAAGTCCCGTGTAATACCTCTCCTCCTCGGCACTCAGCCGATAATCGCAGGAAGTTATTTCGAGGGTACAGAGCCTGGGGATGTTCGATATCTCCACATCCAGGCGCAATGAGACGGCTCTGTTTCCCGCAACGCGAAAAAGCGGTTCGGGGGTTCGGAAAATGTCAGGTGGGCCCAACGGTATCCCGTACTCTTCGCCGCCATCAAAAGCATCGGGCTGATCTTCTGCCGGAGTGCTCCCACCCGTGCTCCGCGACGGCTCTGGCAGCGGCGGGTCATTCGTCATGTTGTCCCTCCCTCAAGGCACTTCAGGTTAGAGGCTGACTGACCCACAGATCACCGGGCCGCTCAAACCAGAGGAGGGAAGTAGTGCCGGTGTCCCCGAATCAGGTCGAGTACCTAGCCGCGCAGACCGCCGACCAGTACGCCGACGTAGAGGCGCGACTCCTCGGCATCATCGCCCGGCAACTCGCACAGGGCTTGGACGCGCCCGGGTGGGCCGCCGCCAAGCTCGCCGCGATCCAGCCGCTACGACGGGCCGCAGGCGACCTGCTCGACCAGCTCGCCGGCGCGACGTCCACTGAGATCCGCGACGTCGTCGCCGAGGCGTACAACTCCGGCCGCACGTCCGCCCTCGAAGAGTTGGGCAGCATCTTCGGCGAGGACCGCCGCCGCATCGTCGACCAGGTCCCGGGACTGCGGGCCGTCGACCGCCTGGCCGCCGAGGCGATCAGCCTCGTCACGGACACGCACCGCGGCATCCTGCGGGCCGTTCTCGACGGCTACCGCCAGGTCGTCGCCGAGGTCACCTCACAGCCCCTCACCGGCACCGCGACGCGCCGCCAGGCCACGCAAGACGCAATGGCCCGGTTCGCCAACCGCGGGATCACCTCGTTCCGCGACCGCGCCAGCCGCCGATGGTCCATGACGTCATACGCGGAGATGGCCGTCCGTACGTCCGTCGCCCGTGCCGCGACCGAAGCGCACATGACGACCCTCTCGGCCGCGGGCGTCGACCTCGTCATCGTGTCCGACTCCCCGCGCGAGTGCCCGCTCTGCCGACCGTGGGAACGCCATGTCCTCGCCCTCACCGGCCCGGACGGCGCCCGCGTCGTCGAGGTCGAGCACGCCACCGACGAGGGCCGCACGGTGCGTGTCCGCGTCGCCGGGACGCTCGACGAGGCGCGCCGCGCTGGACTGCAACACCCCAACTGCCGCCACTCCGTCAGCGCCTACACCGCGGGGATCACGCCTGTCGGCAACGCCCGCCACGACCCCGACGGGTACGAGGCCGGGCAGCGTCAACGGGAGATCGAACGCGGCATCCGCCGATGGAAGAACAAGCAGGCCGCCGCCGTCACCCCGGAAGCGCGCCGCGCCGCCGGGGCGAAGGTTCGTCAGTGGCAGGGCATGATGCGCGACCACCTGGCCGAGCACCCCGACTTGCGTCGCCTCCGGCAGCGCGAGCAGCCCGGCGCCTCGAACCTCCCCTCGACCGCGCCGCGCCCGTCGGACGTCGATGTCCAGGCCGCCCGCGTCCGTGCAGGCGACACCGCGACCATGCGAGAGATGTCGGACGACCAGCTCGCCGCCGCGCTGCGTTCCAGCGCCTCGGACACCCGCGATCAGGCGCGCGTCCTCAACGAGCTTGACCGCCGGTACCCGACGCAGCTCGCCGCGCCGGCCGACACCAGCAACGCCGCAGACGACCTGCTCGCCGACCGCGACCAGCTCGCCGCCGCGATGGACCCCGCGCCCGATCCGGACGGTTGGGGCGCCCTCGCCGCCGACGAGGCGTTCGCCGCCGAGACGACGGAGGCCGCCCAGGCCGCCGAGGACGCCGAACCGCGCACCCTCACCCGCCGCGAGGCCCGCGCCCTGTACGACGAGTACGTGTACAGGCAGTACCTCGCCGCCGAGGACGCATGTCGCGGGTACCTGCTCAACCGAAGGGCAGACGCCGAGGGCATCGACCCGGTTAGCCTGTTCTCCGGACCCGCGCGCATCGCACACGCCCGCGCGTCCGAGGAGCTGCGGGAATGGTGGGCGCAGCATGGCCGCTTGACGCAGGCCGAGTTCATCGAGCACGTCACCGGCAAGTCCCAGCGATGGGCGACCGGTGCGAGGCACAACGAGGCCGACCAGCAGAACAAGAGGTGACGGCGTGGGCACACGGACCGACATCGCAGAGGCGATCCGGAAGGGTGAAGAGGCCGGCAGGACCGGCCAGCGCCCGAACGTGTGCCCGTACCCCGGTACGTCGCTGCTCCGCACGGCGTGGATCAAGGGTTACGCCTCTACCGCGCCGAGGCCGAGCGCCACCACCTAGGTCGCTGGTCCGGAACGGCGCCGCTAGTCAAGCCACCTGTCCTGTGCGCAGTCGCCGCACGTCTCTTGCGAGCGCGCACAAGGCGCTGAGGAAGGTCACAGCTGCAGCCGCAACCCACCAGAGAGTCGATGCTCCGGAGTTGTATTCCCGAACCATGACGACAAGCCACAACGTGCTGGCAAGAACGCCGAAGGCCGAGATCAGAGCGCTGACGAGGTTAGTCACGTGGACATCATCACCGACAACCTCGGCCACCGCGAGTGACCCGAACGAATCGGCCCTAGCACTACCCCGCAGCGGCCCCGCAGAAGCCGGTCCAGGAGCCTACGCCGCCGTCTGCTTTTTACGGTTCGCACGCCGGATGAACAGACTGGCGGCCATCGAAACCGTGAAGAAGCACGCCGCCCCGTATCCACCGGCTGCGACGGCGTAGCCCTCGTTACTGGCGCTGATAAACGCGAAGCCCAGCGCGCCCGAGGCGTCCCGTACCGCGGTGGTCCATTGACGATGGACGGCGTCACGGACGGCCAACATGAAGGCTCCGACAGCGAGAAGGGCGAAGAGGACCGAACCAGTCCAGTGACCAGGCACCGGCAGATAATCGCACAGCGTGTTGATCATGGCTAGGCCAATCTCGACACCATCTCACTGGGCCCGACCGCCAGGCGCGGACGGGCCTTTTTACATGCCCAGAAACGGGCCGCCAGGCGCGCGCCCGCCACCCCGACCGAGGTCCAGGAGGCCGAACGTCATGTCCACCCCCGCCGCTCCCGCCGCCGCGACTGCTCCGGCAGCGCCCGCCAGTGGCCCGCAGACCCCGACGGCACCGGTTGCCCCGGCCGCCCCCGCGCCCGTCCCGGCCGCTCCCCCGGCGCCGGTAGCCCCGCCCGTCGCGGCCGCGCCGCCCGCTCCCGCGGGTGAGCCGAGCGACGTCGGCAGCCTGCCGCCGTGGGCGCAGAAGCTCATCACGGACACCCGTGCAGAGGCCGCCAGTTGGCGCGTACAGGCCCAGCAGGGACAGCCGCAGCCCCAGGCCCCGGCCGCCCCGCCCGTGCCCGTAGCGGCGCCCGTCGCGGACGTCGCGGGCGACATCTCCCGCCTGCCGCAGTGGGCACAGCAGGTCGTCACCGACGGACAGGCCGCGACCGCCCGCGCCGCCACACAGGCCGCCGTGTACCAGCACGCCGCGGCAGCCGGCGCCGACCCGGCCGCCCTTCTCGACAGCACGGCCGCGATGGCGGCCCTCGCCGCCGTCAACCCAGCCGACCCGGCCGCCGTCACTGCCGCGATCACCGCCGCCGTGACCGCCTATCCGCACGTCGGCACCCGCAGCCCCCTCCCGGGCCGCGGCGGCGCCGACTTCACCCCCGGAGCGAACGAGGTCACCCCGGCCCAGTTCGCCGCCATGGACTACGCCGCGCGGATCGCGCTCCACGAGTCCGACCCCGACACGTACCGGCGCCTGGCCGCCGGTTCCTGACCGTCCCGGCCCCGCGCCGGGCGACCGATAAGCCCGGCGCCCCGTCGCCGGAGAAGGAGCACACACCATGGCTCAGACCACCTCTGACCTGCTGATCGTCCCCGAGGTGTGGGGCGACATGAGCCAGGCTCAGTTCATCGGCGCCGTCCGCGTTGCCGGTTCCGCCGCCGTCATGGAGGACAACACCCTCCAGGGGCAGCCGGGCGACACCATCCACTTCCCGAAGTGGGGCGCCCTCGGCGACCTCGACGACCTCGACGAGACCGACATCCTCGTCCCCGTCGCCATGAGCACCGACGACGCGACGGCCACCATCAAGGAGGCCGGTAAAGCGGTCGAGCTGACGGACAAGTCCCGGCTGACCGCCCTCGGCAACGCCGACGCGGAGGCCCGCCGGCAGTTCGGCATCCTCGCGGCCCGCAAGGTCGACGCCGCGCTCATCACGCAGGCCCAGGCCGACGAGAGCGCGTTCGGTGGCGGCCTGCCGCTCAAGTGGACCGGCACCGCCGGCGCCGGAGCGAACGTCCTGTCGTGGAAGAAGGCGATCGTTCCGGCGATCGGCCAGTTCGGCGACGAGTGGGACCCGGACGTGTTCGCCGGTCTGTTCATCAACTCCGCCCAGCTCCAAGACGCGTTCGCCGACGACTCGTTCGTCAACGCCGCGACCCTCGGCAACGGCCCGTCCGCGGCCGCGACGGGCAGCATCGGCCGTATCGCGGGCGTGCCCGTGTTCGTCACGAACCGCGTCAGCGCCGGGAAGTTCCTGCTGCTCAAGAACAACTCTCTTGGCCTGCTCTACAAGCAGCGCCCGCAGGTCGAGAGCGACCGCGACATCCTCGCCCGCTCAACCGTCATCACCACGACCCTGCACTACGCGGTGAAGCGCCTCGACGACCGCGGCGTATGCGTCGGCACCCTGGCGGCGAGCTGATGCTCATCCGCCGCCGACACCGCGACACCGCGCCGCCCGGCCCCGAGCCGGAGCCGACCCCCGACGCCCCGCAGGCAGACAAGCCCGCGGGGCGTTCGCGTTCCCGCAAGCAGACCCCGGAGGGCTGACCCGTGGCCGGTCGTGTCTACGCCACCCCCGAACAGCTCGCGGCGTGGACCGGCCGACCGGCCCCGGCCGACGCCGAACGGCTGCTCGCCCGCGCGTCGCAGGACATCGACGACGCGCTACTCACCGCCGTCTACTACACCGACGCCGACGGGATGCCGATCGACCCCGACGTCCGCCAGGCCCTCACCGACGCCACGTGCGCCCAGGTCGAGTACCAGCAGGCGACGGGCGACGACGGCACCGGGGCGGCCGGCCGATGGGGCAGCGTCTCTATCGGCCCGGTCGCCCTGTCCGACCGCCGCGACACCGGCCCGGCCGCGCCGGATGCCCTCGACCTCGCGCCGCGCGCAGCTCGCGCACTGCGCCGGGCCGGTCTGGCGCCGGGGGTGATCTGGTGAGGGTCCCCGAGCTGTGGCTCACGCACCGCGTGACGATAGAGCCGTTCCTCGGCGACACCACGTACGGCCCGAAGTGGGGACCGGCCGTCGAGGACGTGCCCGCCCTCGTGTCCGCGGCCGTGACGATGACCCGCGACCGGACCGGGGCGCAGGTCGCCAGTACCGCGCAGGTCATCGCCGGGCCCGACATCGACTGTCCGGCCGGATCGCGCCTCACCCTGCCTGACGGCCGCCGCACCGTGGCGATCAGCGTCGCGCACCATACCGCGCCGGGCCTGCCGGTCCCGGAATCGACAGAGGTGATGTGCGAGTGACCGCCCGCGCCCGCCTCCGCTGGAACGGGCCGGCTGTCCTCGCCGAACTCCGCACCGCCGAGGTGCGCGGCGTACAGCTGGCCGCGGAGCACGTCCTCGAACGCTCCCGGGCCCGCGTGCCCATCGAGGAGGGCACCCTCGAACGCTCCGGCGTCGTGTCCGTCGATGAGGACGACGTCACCGCGGCTGTGTCCTACGACCAGCCGTACGCCGTCCGCCAGCACGAGGACTTGACGCTCCGGCACGACCAGGGCCGGACCGCGAAGTACCTCGAAGGCCCGCTACTCGAAGAGGCCGACCAGGTACAGGCGATCATCGCCGCCCAGGTACGGAGGGCCCTCCGATGATGGCCGCCCCGGATTTCCTCGTCGACCTCGTCGACGGCCTGGCGCAAGTCCTCGACGCGAACGCGGTCGGCACCTACTCGCCCGACGGCGTGTTCGCGCCGACCGACACCGCCATCACGGACACCGTGCTCCCGTCCTCGACGGACCGCGCCGTCGTCCTGGCCGCGTACTTCACGCAGGAGTACACGACCCTGTCCGACTGCACCGTCCTGCTACAGGTCCGCACGCGCGCCGGCCTCGACCCGCGCGACGTCGCCCGCCTCGACGGAGCCGTTCACGCCGTCCTGCACGCCTCCGGCCCGTACACGTTCGGTTCGGCCCGCGTGCTGCTCGTCAACCGCGTATCCGCCGGCTACCTCGGCCCCGACGCCCAGGGGCGCCACGAGCGGACCAGCAACTACCAGATACGCGCCCACCAGACACACCCGAAGCTCACGTAAGGAGCCGCCCCCATGTCCGAAGAGACCGCGCTCGCCCGCCGGTACCGGCTGGAGATCGACCTCGGTACGAACGGCACCCCGACATGGGCCCTCGTGCCCGGTATCCAGGAGTTCACGCCGAACGTCGAGCCGACCGACCAGGACTCCAGCGACTACGAGAACGGCGGATGGAAGGGCAACAGCCGCACCGCGCTCCAGTGGAGTGTGGAGGCGACCGTCCTGCACCGGTACGACCCCGTCGCGGGTGTCTTCAACCCCGCGCACGAGGCCCTGAAGAAGGCCGCGAAGTCGTTCGGCGCCGCGTCCAAGGTGCACGTTCGCTACTACGACCGCGACGGCCTGCCGGATGCCCACGAGGGCACCGCCCTGGTCACGTGGGCCCCCGACGGCGGATCGGATGAGGACCTGGAGACCATCACCGTCACCCTGACCGGCGACGGCGAACTCCTCGAAATCGACAACCCGAACGAGGCCGGCGCCCAGGCCCTCACCAGGGTCGTTTCCCTCGACCGGACGGCCGCCTGATGGGGTTCGAGGCACTAGACGACTTCCTCGACGAAACGCTCACGCTCCCCATCAAGGGCCGTGAGTACGTGATCGAGGCCCCGTCCGCCGAGGTCGGTCTCCGCACTCAAGCGATCGTGCAGGCCGCCGCTATCGCCGCCGACGGCGGGCGTGCGAACGAACGCGTCCTCGCCGACGCCGCCGAACGCGACATGTACGCCGACCTGCTCGGCCCCGCGTACGAACAGATGATCGCCGACGGCGTGAAGTGGCCCAGGCTCAAGCACGCCGCCTTGACGGCGATGGTGTGGGTCGTGCAGTCCCGCGAGCAGGCAGAGCGGTACTGGAACTTGGGCGGCGACCCAAAAGCGGCGGCCCCGAACCGGGCCTCGCGCAGGTCGCAGGAGGCCCGATCGGGCGGGGCGAGTACGACCCGCAATCAGGGCTCTGGGAGTGGTACGAGTACCCGCCCAGCGCGACGCCGCGGAGGAAAGGCCAGCGCGGCCCGCAGGTGAAGTGGGCCCGCCTGCTCGAAGAGTGGGCCCTGATCGAGGCCGATCTCCACGAGATCTACGGCATCGACATCGGCGCGCCCGGCATCCTCACCGGCCGTTCCTGGCGATGGCTGCGCCTGCGCGTCTACGGCCTGTTGTCGGCCGACTCCCGCATCTCCCGCGTGCTGAATCCGCCGCCGGAGCCCAAGAAGCACAGGAAGAGGTGACGTCGTGGCACTGACCGTTGGCGAACTGGCCGCGACGATCATCGTCGACGACACCGGGGCCCGCCAGGGCGTCAACGACGCCGAACGCATCATGCGGGCGGGCGGGGACCGGATCGTCGATATCGGCGACCAGGCCGGGCAGGACGCCGGCCGCGCCCTCGGCGACGGCCTGGCCGATGGCGGCGAGGACGGCGGGAACCGCGCCGGAGAGGCCATCCAGGGGGCATTGAAGTCCCTCGCGGCCGCCACGATCGGCGCCAGCATCGGGGCGGCCCTCGGCGCCGCCATGGGGCAGGCGATCGAGCAGGAGAAGATAGGCGACCGGCTCGGCGCCCAGCTCGGCGCGACACCGGAGCAGGCGAAGCGGTACGGGCAGATAGCCGGGCAGCTCTACGCGAACGCCGTCACCGAAGACGTCCAGGGCGCGGCCGACGCGATCAAGGCCGTCATGGGTGCGGGCCTGCTCCCGCCGGACGCGACGAACGCACAGATCGAGCAGCTATCGACGAAGGTCTCCGACCTCGCCGGGACGTTCGATCAGGACTTGGGAGGCGTCACGAACGCCGTCGCGCAGATGCTCCGCACGGGCCTCGCCAAGAACGCGGACGAGGCGTTCGACATCCTCACGGCAGGGTTCCAGTCGTCCGCGAACAAGGCGGATGATCTTGTCGATACGTTCAACGAGTACGGAACGCAGTTCCGGAAAGCGGGCATCGACGGGGCGACCGCCGTCGGCCTGATGAACCAGGCCATCGCGGCCGGCGCCCGGGACTCCGACATCGCGGCCGACGCGATCAAGGAGTTTTCCATCCGGGCCGTCGACGGCTCGGCGACGACCGCGCAGGGCTTCCAGGCCCTCGGCCTCAACGCAACCGACATGGCCGCGAAGTTCGGCAAGGGTGGCAAGTCCGCGTCTGCCGCACTGGACACGACCCTCGACCGGCTGCGCGCCATCAAGGACCCCGTGAAGCAGTCGGCCGCCGCGACGGCCCTGTTCGGTACGCAGGCCGAAGACCTCGGCGCGGCCCTGTTCGCGATGGACCCCAGCAGCGCCGCCAAGGGCTTGGGGAACATCGGCGGCGCGGCCGACAAGATGGGCAAGAGCCTGCGGGACAACGCCTCGACGCGCATCGAGCAGTTCAAGCGGGGACTTCAACAGGGCATCGTCGACATCATCGGTTCCAAGGTGCTCCCCGCCCTTGAGTCGATGATCAATTTCCTCGGGCAGCACTCGACGGAGATCAAGGCGGCGGCCCTCGTCCTGACGGCCGTACTGCTCCCGGCGATGATCCGCACCGCCGCGACGTCGGCGGCCTCGGCCGCGACCGTGGTCGCGTCGTGGATCGCGATGGGCTTTCAGTCGATGGTCCAGGCCGCGCGCATGGCCGCGGCGTGGCTCATCGCGATGGGCCCCGTCGGCCTGATCATCGCGGCCGTCGTCGCCCTCGTCGCCCTGATCATTGCCAACTGGGACACCATCGTCGACGCCACCACCGCGGCGTGGAACTGGATCTGGGGCAAAATCGAGGCCGTCGGCGACTTCATCCTCAACCTGTGGATGAAGTACAGCCTGCCGGGCATCATCATCAGCCATTGGAAGGCCATCCAGGACGGCACGGTCCGTGTGTGGAACGCGGTCGTCAACTGGCTCCGGGGCGTCCCCGGCAAGCTCGTCAACCTGTTCCTTAACTGGACCCTGCCGGGCCTGATCATCAAGCATTGGCAGTCCATCAAGGACGGTTCGATCCGCAAGGCGAACGAACTCGTCAAGTGGGTGCGCGGCCTGCCGGGCATGATCTCCCGCGGTGTCGGCTCCCTCGGCTCCCTGCTCTACAGCAAGGGACAGAGCGTCGTCACGGGCCTGTGGTCCGGTATCCGCTCCATGGGCGGATGGCTGAAGTCGACGCTCACCAGTTGGGCCCTGTCCATCATCCCGGGCCCGATCGCGAGGGTCCTCGGCATCCATTCCCCGTCGCGTGTCCTGGCCGATCAGGTCGGCCACTGGATCCCGGCCGGTATCGCCCAGGGCGCCGAGGACAACGCGGGCGTCATCGACCGCACGATGCGCAACCTCGTCGATGTGCCCACCCCGGGCATGACGTCGGCCCGCATGAGCGCGGCCGGTGTCGGCGCGGTCGGTTCGGGCGGCGCGGCCGCCGGCCGTCTGGTCATCGACGTGACCGGCGCTGACGGCGACTTCAAGCGCATGATCCGCCGCATGGTCCGTATCGACGGCCGCGGCTCCGTCCAACTCGCATTCGGATAAGGAGACCCCGTGTCGTTCCCTGACGACCCGCTCGACGTCGCTGTAGAACTCCAGATCGACGGCGAGTGGGTCGACGTCACGGCCGACGTGTACGCCCGCGACAGCATCGTCATCACGTCCGGGAAGCACGACGAGGGTTCCCGCCCGGACGTGGGTACCTGCTCGTTCACGATGAACAACGAGTCGGGCGACTACTCCCGACTCAACCCGCGTGGGAAGTGGTACGGGAAGTTGCGCCGTAACACCCCGCTGCGGGTGACGGTGCCCGGCGGGCGGCCTGCTCTGGCCCTGCCGGGCGCCGTCGGCGCGGTCGCCTCGACCCCGGACGCGGCCGCCCTCGACATCACGGCCGACCTCGACGTCCGCGCGGAGGTCACGGCCGACTGGTACCACCCGACGGCGAACCAAGTCCTCATCGGCAAGTGGACCGCCTCCGGACAGAAGTCGTGGGCCCTGCGCGTGTATCAGGGCGCACTCACGGTCGACGTCTCCGCGGACGGCTCGACAAGCCTGTCCGGCGGTAACGCGACGCTGCCGCATCTGCCGCCCCGCGCCGCGGTCCGTGCCACATTCCACGCGGGCGGCGGCGACGGCCTGATCCTGGTCCGGTTCTACGCTGCTCCGTCCCTCGACGGCCCGTGGACGCAATTCAGCGTCGACGACAACCTCACCGTCCCCGGCACGTTCGCCCTCTTCAACAGCACTGCGCCCCTACAGATCGCCTCCGGCGACACGACGACCAGCCCCGCCCGCGTCCCGTTCGCGGGCCTCGCGCACCGCTTCGAGGTCCGCAACGGCATCGACGGCCCGGTAGTTGCGGCCCCCGACTTCACCGCCCTCGCCCCCGGGGCGACGTCGTTCACCGACACCGCCGGCCGTATGTGGACGATCGGCGGCACGGCCGCGATCCGCTCCGACCGCGACGCCCTGTTCTGGGGCAAGGTCCCGGCATGGCCGTCCCGGTGGCAGACCGGCCAGGACGTCACCGTTCCCGTGCAGGCATCGGGCACGCTGCGGCAGCTCGGCCAGGGCGCGGCCCCGTTGCAGTCGCCGATGCGCCGCGAGTTCTCCAGCCCGGCCCGGCGCGACATCGTCGCGTATTGGCCGATGGAGGACGGCCAGGACGCGACGTCGTTCGCGGCCGCGACCCCGGGCCTCGGGCCGTTGACGGGCCGCATCGGCGTGACGCCCGCGGCCTACTCGGACTATGTGGCGTCCGCGCCCCTGCCGACCCTCGGCTCGGGCACCCTGACCGGCCGCGTCCCCTCGTACGCCTCGACGGGGCAGTTCGCGATGCGCATGTTCCTCGCGCTCCCGACGGACACGCCCGCCGCCACGGTGCCGATCCTGGCACTCAACGCCACGGGCAGCGCCGTGCGCTGGACCCTGTCGCGAACGACGTCGAACGGGCTCGCCGTGTCGGCCGTCAACGGCGACGGCGACAGCCTGCTCAACAACACCCCGGCGGGCATTCTGTCGGGCAAGCGGCTGAGTGTCGGCCTCGACCTCGTCCAATCCGGCGCAAACATCAATTGGCGCCTGTACTGGCTCGACGTCGACGCGTTCACGTTCGCCAACGGCGGCGAGCTGCAGCAGGTGAGCGGCACCATCAACGGCCGCACGGTCGGCCGGATCACGGGCGTCACCCTCGGCGGCAGCAACTCGGGAGACACCGCGGTCGGTCACCTGGCCATGGCCACCTCGACGGCCGCCTACGACGCGACCGGCCCGGCCCTCGTCGCGTGGGACGGCGAGGGGGCATCCGACCGCATCGCGCGCCTCGCCCGCGAGGAGGACGTCCCGCTCGCCGTGACCGACTACGAATGGGGAACGTCGACGCTGCTCGGCCCGCAGCGCATCGCGACGTTCGTCGACCTGGTCCAGGACGCCGCGGACGCCGACCTCGGCATGATCTCCGAGGACACGACCGGCGACGGCCTCGCGTACCGCGCCCGCTCGACGCTGTACAACCAGCGGCCGGCACTCACGCTGGACTACGACGCGGGCGAGGTCGCCCCGCCCCTCGAACCCCTCGACGACGACGCCGCGATCCTCAACGACGTCACAGTCTCCCGGGACGGCGGCAGCTCCGCGCGGGCCGTCGCCGACGAGGGCCCCATGACGCCCGACCTGATCGGCACGTACGCCGGTAGCTACACCGTCAACGCGTTCGGCGACGACCAGCTCCCGGACATGGCGTCGTGGCGGGTGTGGCAGGGCACCTACGACGGAGCCCGGTACCCGACGATCCGCGTCGACCTCGCCGACGACCCGCAGCTCATTGAGCAGGCGAAGCGCGTCTCCGTGGGAGACCGGATCATCGTCCGCAACCCGCCGCCGTGGATGCCGCCCGACGCGATTGATCAGATCGTCCAGGGATGGACAGCGACCCTGTCCCCCCGTGGGTGGACCGTTGACTACAACACGACCCCGGCAACGCCGTTCACCGTCGGGGCGTGGGACGTCGACAAGCTGTCCCGCTACGACACCGACGGCAGCCAGCTCGCCGCGGCCGTCGACGAGGACGACACCGTGATCAGTGTCGCCGTGACCGACGGCCCACTGTGGACGACCGACCTCGCCGACGTGCCGTTCGACATCAAGGTCGGCGGCGAGGTGATGCAGGTTCACGCCGTCGGCCAGGTGCTCAATGCGAACTACAGCTTCGAGGCCGGCACGACCGGATGGAACGCGTTCGGTGGCGGCACGATCGAACAGTCCAGCGTGCGCGCCCGATGCGGCAAGCACTCGATGCTGCTGACCTCGACCGGCGCCACGCAACCACGGTTCGAGTCGAACCCACGGATACCGTGCACCCCCGGGCAGCAGTTCCGCGCGTCCGGGTGGGTGTACGTCCCGGCCGCCATGCCGTCGACGGTCAGTGTGTCGGTCAACTGGTACACCTCGACCGGCGCCTACCTCTCGACGTCGTCGAACAACATCACGTTGCCCGTCGGGCAGTGGGTGAAGTTCGACGCCGTGTACACCGCGCCCTCGACGGCGGGTGGCGCCGGTGTCCTCGTGTCCTGTGCGGGCACCCCCGCGGCCGGCCTCCAGCTGTTCGCCGACCTCGTGACGCTCGTCCCCGTGACGTCCTACACCGCGTCGCCCCAGGCGATGACCGTCGAGCGGTCCGTCAACGGCATCAGCAAGCCGCAACCCGTCGGCGAGGACGTTCGCCTCGCGCAGCCCACCATCATCTCTCTGTAGGAGGCACCCCCCTGTGGCGTTCAACCTCGCCCCGGCTGGCGGCCGGATCCAGGCCGGGAAGACGAACCAGCTCTACATGATCGGGGCTCTCGTGTTCTCGGCGCTCCGAAGCGCGAGCCAGAGCATCCCTACCGGCACCGAGGCCGTCGCGAACGCGCTCCAGTGGGACACGGTCCAACTCGACGCGCTCGCCGCATGGAACTCGCAGCAGCCAACGCGATGGACCGCGCCGTTCGCCGGATGGTGGACCCTTTCAGGTTCCATCGCCCTCAACGGCTCGGCAGGCGGCTCGACCCGCGATGCCCTTTGGTACATCAACGGCAGCGCCCCCACCGCAGGTCGCGCCCGCACCTACGCGGGCACCATCGTTGCGTCGCCACTCACCGTCGAGGCCCGCACCCTGCCGCGGCTGCTCGCGGCCGGCGACTACGTCGAACTTGTACCCGCGCACAACGCGGGCGCGGCCGTCTCGACCGCGACAGGCACGTACGCCCCATACATGGCCGTGACCTACTCCGGCCCCGCGTAGCCCCCAGAGTCACCGCGATGAGGGAGACTGACCCGCTTTCAGGGCAGCCTGCACTTCAGCAAAATGCCGGTCCTGTGGAGTCCCCGCAGCGAGTTCGCTGAGTGCGTACGCCGTGATCTTGAAGCCATCTTCGCGATAAAACTCCGCGCCCCAGGCACCGAGCCTCACCGAAACCACCTCGTTCAGCGCCAGGCGATGAGTGCCCCACGGATTGACCGCCACGATCCCGCCAGGCCCGACCTCAAGCCGAGTTCTCAGAATCACCCACCAGAAGAACAACCAGAAGCCGACAGCCAGTCCCGACCACAGCGCGGCCAACCGAGCCGCCGCTACGTCCGGCGAAGAAGCCCAGGCGACCCACTCAACGAGCGCCTTCACCCCTAGCACCGTCGGAAGTACATAGCCCGCAAGACGAGCTAGTCCGCCCACCCACCACACCGCAACCGAGTCCCCACCCTGGGCATCCATGCCCACATTGTGGGCCACACATCTGGCTCAGACACATAGAGGACCCTAGCACCGAACGCCCCGCGTAAACCGCGCCGGGGCGTTTTTTCATGCCCCAGGAGGCCCCATCCCATGACCGTGTTCGGAACCATCCTGTCCGTTGCCCGCGGCGAGATCGGATACCACGAGGGCAAGTCCAACGGACACTGGAACAACCACCAGCGCTACTCCGCCCAGGTCCCTGGACTGGAGTGGAGCGACTATCAGCCGTGGTGTGCCACGTACGTCTCATGGCTCGCCATGAAGGCCGGCGCTGCGTCCCTGTTCCCCCGCACCGCATCGTGTGCGACGGGCGTCGCATGGTTCAAGGCCCGCGGCCGGTGGTCGGAGTATCCGGCCGTGGGCGCCCAGGTGTTCTACGGCTCCGGCGGCGCCAGTCACACGGGCATCGTCGACTCGTTCGACGCCGACACCATCACCACGATCGAGGGCAACACCAACACCAACACCAACGGCAGCTCCGAGGGTGACGGCGTGTACCGCCGCAAGCGCCAGCGGCGTGACACGTTCGTCTACGGCTATGGCGTGCCCGCGTACGACGGCCTGATCTCCGCTGACCCCCGCTGGGGCGGCAAGAGGTCCGGCAGCGTAGCGCCCGCCCACGTGCCCGTGAAGGTGGACCTGTCCAACCTGATCCGCGCGTTCGAGGACTACCCGAAGCACCCCGCGTCGGGATCGATCAAGGAAGTGCAGCGCGCGCTTCACGCCGAAGGTCTGTACTCCGGCGCCCTCGACGGCGTCGCCGGGCCGAAGACAAAGGCCGCGTACAAGGCGTATCAGCACCGACTCGGCTACTCCGGCAAGGACGCCGACGGCATCCCCGGCAAGACCAGCGCGACCAAGCTCGCCAAGAAGCGCGGGTTCACCCTCGTCGCCTGATCAGCCCCTCTCGACCCCGTCGGGCGCGGCCGACTCCCCGCGCCCGGCGGTCCCCCCACCACCCCGCACCGTGAAGTGAGGTACCGCCCCATGAGCACCGCCACCCGCCGCACCATCCGTACCGTCATACAGGGCGCCGTCGGCGTCGCCGTTCTCCTGCCGGAGATCGTGCACGCGTCTGGCGTGTCCGAGTCCCTGCCGTGGGTCGCCGGTTCCCTGGCCATCGCCGGAGGCGTCGCCCGCGTGATGGCACTGCCGGGCGTTGAGCGGCTGCTCGACTCCGTCGGCCTCGGCCTCGCCGACGGGACCGATGCCGAGTGACCCCGCCGCCCATCCTGCCGTCGGCCGACCCCGTGTCGGTGGCCGTCGCCCTGTCGGATCTGCGCGGCGACCTCGGTACCGGCCTCGCCGAGATCAAGGGCTCACTCGCGCTGCTCGTCCAGCGCGCGGGACAGACGGATCAGGCCCTTGCCGACCAGAGGTCCGACCTCGAAGCCGTCGAGGCCCGCCTCGCCGCCGTCGAACGCCGCGTGTGGACCGCGTCGGGCGGGGCGGCCGTTCTGGGCGCCCTGACCGGCTACGCCGTGCAGTTCCTTGCCTGACCACCCATAGCGCCCCCGTACGGCTCCTCAGGGAAGGTGTTCGCAGCGGCTCACTTACCGCCCGACTTGATCCACCGCCACGCAAAGATGCAGACGACAAAGGGCGCGACAACCATCGTCAGCATCCACAGGCCAACAGACGCAGGCGAGTAGATGTACCACTGCCACCGCTGCGGCAGGAGCGAGGGCGCTATCAACGACACGATCAGGGCAAGCCACGTGGCAAGCACTGTTGCCGCCATGCGTATTGCCAGCATCACTATCGGCCCCCTGGACGCCTGTCAGACCCCTACAGCCGGATCCTAGGGGCTGGGACCCTCAGCAACCGCAGCGCCCCCCGTACGGCCTCACACGGCCGCGCGGGGGGCGCTTTCGCCGTTCGCTGGCCACTTCCAGGCGCACGATTTGGCTCGTCATGGCGGTCAACGCACAGGCGCTCAGATCAAATCAGGTAGAAGCATCAGGAACCCAATCACGACCCCACCTATCCCCACGATCCGCAGGGTTCGGTGACTTTTGTGCCCTTTCCATCCGACTCCAGCATCGATCCGATGAAAAAAGCGCTCCGTACTGCCGCGCACATTCAAGGCCAGGAACAGGCCGATGATGATGGCGATCACCGCCATAGCGCGCAGGACCACAAGGCCAGCATCTGCCTCCGCCGCAAGCTGTCGCCCCATCCCCAAAACGCCACCCCTCCCATGCGACATAGTCGCAGCTGATCCCAGCCGTGCACCGGATGTCAATCCTCGGGGCGGCACTTCGGGCACGCCGTGACCTCCGGTTGGTCGAGGGCGATGTCCAGTTCCTTCCGGCTCAACCATCCGCCGGTCGCGGCCGGGCAGTCACCCCTGTGCACGACGCCACGTCCAGGTCCCTTGCCCGACAGGTTCGGGATGCTCTCCAGCCGCCAGCCCCGGCCGCCGAGGGCGAACGGCTCCTCGGCGCGGTACGGCCTGGCCGTCGTCGACGCGGGGCGCGCGGCCGCCGTGGCCTGCTCGATCTTCGCGTCCACCGCGGCGAGCTGGAGTTCCAGATACGTGCGGATCACCCGCAGCCGCTCGACGTCCGGCGGAAGGTCGCTCATATGTTCGACTGTAGGCGGCGCCGACCCGTCCGGCCAGCCGCCGACCGGGCGACTACTCCACCGGTGGACTGACGAACGAACCGAGGCCAGGCACGGTGTACGTCAATCCCTCGGCCCTAAGACCGACCGGCAATAGGTGGCCGCTGTGCGTCTGAGAGATGGTCTGGATGCGGCACGGGCACGGGCCTACGTGATCATGGAGTTCTCTACGCTCAGTGATCATGAAGGACGCCGTGCCCGCTCTGCCATCTTGCCTGCTTGAACCCCTCTGGAACCAGTTCGCTGCCCTTCTGCCCGTCCGGGGAGAGTTCGTCGCGGACCATCCGCTCGGCTGTCACCGCCGTCGGATCTCCGACCGGAAGGTCTTCGAGCACATCGTGCTCGCGCTGGTCCACGGCTCCGGATACGAACGGATCTCCAGTCCCGGATGTTCTGACCGCACGATCCGACGGCGCGTCAAAGAGTGGGCTGAGCTGGGAATATCCGGTCAGGTGCACGCCCTCGCGCTTGAGGCGTACGACCGGATGATCGGCCTGGGGCTGAGCGAGATCTCCGTTGACGGCTGCATCACCAAGGCTCCTTCCGGGGGCGAGAAGGCCGGACGTTCCCCGGTCGACCGGGGCAAGCAGGGGCTGAAGCGCTCCGTCGCCTCCGACGCGTGCGGTGTCCCTCTCGGGATCGTCTCCGACGGTGCCAACCGGCACGACTCGCCTCTGCTCGGCCCCACCCTGGAAGCCGCGAAAGCCCAGGTCGGCGCGATGCCGATGACGGTCAACGTCAACCTCGACCGCGGTTACGACAGTGCCAAGTCCCGTGCGCTGGTGGCAGAGTTGGGATTCTCTGCCGAGATCGCGCGCAAGGGCGTGCCGGCTCCGATCCAGGCCGGCAAACGCTGGGTGGTCGAACGCACGCACTCATGGATGAACGACTACGGCAAGCTACGGCGCTGCACGGAGAGAAGCGGCAAGGTCGTGGACTTCTACCTCTACCTCGCCGCCACCCTCGTCACGCTCCGCATGCTGATCCGCCGAGCAACGAGTCGCTACCGCTGGGACGACCGACCCACCACTCGACGCCTCACATGA